ATCTCCAGCATCGTGATCTTTAGCTCGTTCAGCGTCTTGTCAATCTCAAACGATGTTGTGTTCAGCTTTCCGTATGCGCTTTCCGTAGCTCCGGCGCTCTTTCCCATCGCTTCGACAGCATCATTCAACTTTGCACCGTTATCCCAAAGGACAGCCGCCGCCTTGCCCGCTTCCGCCGAGCCGAACATATTGGATATGGTTGTACCGCTTTCCGCTGCCTGCTCGTCCAGGATGGACAGCACGTCGGTCAGCTCCCAGCCCATATCCATGGCCTCTTTCATCGTGAGGCCGCCCTCTTTGATGTGCTCGGTCCCTGCAGCAAATGCATCCGCCGCCGCGGATCCGCTCTTGCCCAGCTCATTGAGCATACTGTTAAGGTATGTCGTGGTTTCTGCGGTAGCGATACCGTTTGCGGTCATTACCGCATAGGCACCGGCCAGATCTTCGATCTCCACGCCGTTTGCTTTGGCGGTCGGGATCACCTTACCCATACTGGATGCCAGCTGATCCACGGTCGTCTTACCAAGGTTCTGCGTGTTGATCAGCACATCCGACACCCTTGCCACATCCTCGGATGCCAGTCCGTAAGCGTTAAGTGATGTCGTCAGGATATCCAATGCCGCATCCGTCGATGTAAAGCCGGCGCGTGCCAGCTGTGTCGCGTTCGCCACGAACATGACCGCATCCCCGGTCGCCTGTCCTGCAGATATCGCATCATACACGTTGTTGGCCAGCGTTTCCGCAGCTATGCCTGAGTCCTTCGACAGCTGCAGGATCTGCGTTGACAGATCCTCCATTGACACTTCTGACGTGTCCGCAATGGTGGACAGCTTTGCCAGAGCATCCTCATACTCGATGGATGCTTTGAGCGCTCCCACGCCTGCTGCCGCGATCGGAGCCGATACTGCTGCCGTCATCTTATCCCCGACTGCAGAGACCTTCTGACCGGCTGCTTCGACCTTCTGGCCGACCTCTGCCATCGACTGTGCCACAGCCTGCACTTGCTGCTTTCCGACTGTGCCGAACTCTTTCAGCTCTCCTTCCAGTCCTTTGAGAGACTGCTGGGTGTCGATGATCTCACGTTCCAGAGCTTTCTGCTCTTCGGTGATCTGGCCGGTGGAGTTGTTGGCTTTCATCTGTTCCAGAAACTGTTTCTCCTGCTCCAGCTTCTTTTTTGTCTCTTCGATCGCGGTGTTGAGGTATTCCTGCTTTTGCTTCAACAGATCCACGTTTCCCGGATCCATTTTGAGCAGGCCGTCAACGTCTTTGAGCGCGCTCTGTGTATCTTTCAGGGTGCTGTTGACTTTTTTGAGTGAGTCCTGCAGCTGCTGTGTATCCCCTCCGATTTCGATTGTTATGCCTTTGATCCGGTTTCTGGCCATATTACCACCTGTCAAAATCCTGCTGTGTCGCCTGTCTTACTTTGTGTTCGTCGCGATCTGCATAGTCGTTATTGCTCTCGATAATGAGATCCATCACGAACCCTTCTTCTATTTCCTCCAGATCGTCCATCCGCAAGCCGATCTGCAATGCTCTCAAAGCATAGATGGCGGTGTTTATTTCTCGGGATCCGCCGTCCCCTCTGTTTTTTTTAATTCCGAGCTTGACAATTTATTGCCCAGATACAGCATCAGGATTTCTTTTGATGCTTGCGCTATATCGATCGTCTCAAACTGATCCAGCCATACCATATAGTCGTCTTCCGTGAGCCTGGTCATATCGGCACGTTCTGCCGATCTTGCCATAATATACCCCAGCTTTTGGAGCTTCTCGATCACCGCTGCGTCCATCTTCTCCGGATCCATCTTCATCAGCTCTTGCATGATATCCTCGTGAAATGTGTTCCGGTACCGGATGGCTGTCGCTGCGCTGGAGCGCATCATTATTTCGGTTTCCCCGATCTTGACTGTCTTTTGCATATATCCCTCCATTTTTTGAAAAAAGGGAGAACACCGCAGTGCCCTCCCCTGTGTGATTGTTTAGGCTGTTACAGTCACCGCGCATGTGTCTGTGTAGTCTGTTCCGCCCACGGTGATCTTCGCCGTAATGGTCGCAGAGCCAGCGGACAGCGGGATCACCACGCCATCGCTTACTGCTGCCACTGCATTGTCGCTGGATGTCCATGTTACCGCCGAACCGTACGGAACTGCGTATGCGGTCAGCTTTTCACTTTCACCGCCTGCAGTCAGGGACAGCTCGGATTCATCCAGAGAGATGCCGGGTGCTGCCACAGTTCCCTGGTATACAGATGCAAACCATGTATCATACGGCGCATCATCCGCAAGTGCACGGCTCTTGAACACATCAGCATTCAGGGCATTGATATGAATCGGCGCCGCCGTCATGTTCAGAGTGTCGGTCTGCGGTGTAATGGTCTCCGTATTGGTCTCGCCGCCGATGCTCGGCTTGGAAGCCGTGCAGTTGTACAGCACATGGCGCGTGTTCTTCTTGTCGCCGTCAAACTGAAACAGCAGAGCGAACGGAACCGTCGGTGCATTGGCTACCTCCGTTAAGCAGCCGTTCGCATCCTCAACCTCTCCCAGGATGTCCTTGCGGAAGTCGTCCGTGATCTGTGCGATCTCCAGAGATCCGTTATATCCTGCATCGCCCTGCAGTGTGAAGAATGCGATATTGTCCGCGTAGAACGTGTTGGCCTCGCCTTGGTGATCCATTGTCAGATTGACCGCACCCGGCAGTCTTTTCGGAGTGCCGAAGGTTGCAGTATTGTCCGATGCGTTGATCGTAGCGACCGCATAATGGACATTGGTCAATCCATACTTAACCTTGTTAGTATTCATTCCCTTTATTCCTCCTTGCTTATGATGATGTCGCCCGCGTAGGCTGTCACGTAGAGCAGTTCCGACTCCAGATAGGTTTCCGTCTTGTCGTAGGCCCATCCGTTCGCTGCCAGGATGCTCTCGATTGCTTCCTCGCGTTCGAAGTCTTTGAAATCCGTATACAGTTCTATCCGCAGATCCGAGATTCTTTGAAAGTTGATATTGTCGGCATACAGATCGTCGATTCCGCTAAAAAACCACCGTATGTACGGCGGTTTCAACGTTCTCTGTTCCTCTTCGTCAAAATGGTGATAGGCATACGGCAGACCGATCCCTGCGACCATTGCCGCGATCTCTTTGATTGTCATATGCTCTTCACCACCTCTTCCTCGAAGTCCTTCTCGATCTGTTCCTCTACCGGTTTGATGTGTGACTTCCCCGGCCAGAAGGCACCGTTCCGCAACGTGTGTCCGTTCTCCAGCAGATGCGGCAGTCCGGGCTTTTTTGAATAGATCACGCCGGTTGCACCGACCCGATCATTCTCCACCTTATACGTCCAGCTCTTTGCATACTCTCCCGTTCCGCCGAACGCTTTCTTGCTGGCCTGTCTGACTGCTTTAGCTCCCGCTTTGGTCACTTCCTTCACTGCTTCTTGTGTTCCCGCTGTGACCTTTCCGGCATACTCTTCCAGCGCTTTCGATATCACACTTGCCAGCTGGTCATGTGGAGTTCCTCTTGCCATCGGTTCCGCCTTTCCTCTCTGCATACAGTTCCATGTAGTCGCCGGATTCGTATGTCCGGTAGACGGAGTAGGTTGCTCCGTGATACTCCACGACCGTCTCTCCCTGGTAGTCGCCCTGGAACACGTCAAAACGGAACTCCGGATTGAGTCCGTTCCGCCCCGCCTCAAAAAACTCCCGCCGTGAGATCGACAGCACCCGCGCATAGACTTCCCTGCGCTCCGGCTCGCCCTCGATCCACCGTCCATATTCATCCTGTGTCCTAACTCCCTTGTACAGAGTGATCACATCGTCCTTCATTGCATCTTCTCCGCGAATAGTCTGTTATTGAGAGTATACCGGAGCATCCTTGGCATACCCTCCATCGAGTCTCTCTTTCTCCACAGCCAGCCCGCATACATCACCAGCAGAGCGTTATCATCCGCCCTGCTTGCGTCCAAGGTGATGCCCTCTTCCGCGATCCGGCCGGCTGCTGCTTCCAGCAGTGCCGTCAGCCGTTCGTCATATGCGGTTGTTGTGATGCCCAAGTCGATCTTGAGCATTGCCAAGTTCTGCTCCATTGATGCCTCCTTATGCTGTCACAGTCACGGTGCAAGCCGCGCTATACTCTCCGCTGGTTGCGGTGATGATC